TTGATGATGAGCATTTGCTCATTTGTTTTGGTATAGTTACTTAAACTACCAACTTGAAATCCTGCCATTTTTTTTTAAATTAAATTAGTTATAAATTATTTTCTTGCTGCTTTCCATTGTAAGAAAGCGTTTATTTTGTCATCTGCGGTTAGTGCTTTTTCTTTCTTTTCAGATAAGAATTTTACTGCACCATTTGGTTTGTTTTTCTCTGAAGGTTCAGCAGGAGTTTCAGCAATCTCTTTTACGATTTCAGTAACGGCAGCAAATTTCTCACCCATTGATTTGTCTTTGCTTTCCATCTCTTTGCTGATTGCTGCAAGTTTTTCTTCGTAAGATTTCATTGCAGTTTCAATAGCCTCAACACGGCTAACAACACCTGCGAAATCTTCTGCATATTTAGCGAATGCGGTTTCAAACTCACTTGCCATCTTTTCTTCTTTCTTGTCCTCAACTTCAACTTCGATTTCCATTTCTGGTTTTTCAATGCCAGTTACTAAACCACCAACTGTTGTGATTTTAGTTCCATCTTCAAGTTCGTGAGTTCCATCAGGTGCAGGAGTGGTATTGCCATCTTCTGCAATTACGTTAATGGCTGCGCCTTCTACAAGTTCGCCTTCCCATTGAACTATTGTTCCGTCTGCTAATTTAGCTTCGGCCATTTTTTGCTCTCCAAATAATAGTCTTTGGATTTTCTCAAATGCTTCTTTGCGTGTCATGTTCTTTTTTATTAAATAGATATTTATTTTTTTGTTGCTTTTTAATCCTCGATTTGTTTCACTATCTCGATAATTTTCTCAATAGTTGTTTGCGGTTTCTTATCAATCTTCACCATATTAAACACACCCTCAACCGAGAATCCTTTGAATTTGCCTGTCTTTATAAATTCATTCCACACCTCATCATTGTCCACTTTATATGAACCAAACCAACTGCCATCTGTTAACTTAAACCCAGCAGGGGAGTGGATGCCTCTTTTGCTATCAATCAAAAAGGACTCAATCATATATACACCCTCAATCATTTGGTTTGAATCGTGCATAGCATTAACCTCTTTGGTATAGGACTTTTTAAAGAACTTGTTGCGGATGTTATAAATGTCATCTGCCGTAAATAGTCCGTAATATTCGCCATTCTCATCTGAACGATAGATTGGCAAATCCGCCACCATTAGCGGTCCAGATATGATTCTTTTTTCTTTGTCGGCTGCAAACTTGAATTGCTTTTTGTCTATCTGCTCAAGTTTACGTTGCGCCCATTCTATGCCCTCATCGCCACCCCAAGCTAACCACATTAATCTGCCACATCCATCGCCTAACTTCTTATTGGAGTTTTGTCTGTGCCTTTCAAATGCTGCCATGCGAGCAATGGTATCACGGCTAATTGCCTCACCATTTGCTAACTGATTGGCTCTTGCCTTGCCCACATCTGTTCCGCAATCACCCCATCCGTTTTCCTCCGCCCATCTTAAAGCAATCTTTGCATTTTCTTTGGCTGCCTCTGGATAGTCTGTATAGCTTTCAAACTTTTGCAACTCATCTTCGTGGTATAAATACTCACTATCTTCTGTGTGTGTTGCACCTGTCATCAATCTGCCATCCGCATCTTTATGTGTTGGTCCTGTCCATAGTTTTCCATCGGCAGTATAGTGTGGCACACCTTCGGCAAAACCTTTTTTCTCCCACTTGGCATAACACATTGCTGCTGCTTGGTCTTGCTCATAACCATTGCCAACTTCAACCCCTATGCAGCGAGAAACAAATTCATCTTTGCTCTCGCCTTCTTTTGGCTCAACTATAAATTGATTATTGAACGCTTGCCAGTTCATTTCGATGGCAGGCATATCAACCAAAGCAACTGCGGTCACTTCGGCCTCGTCATCTTCGCCAACTTTAAATCTGTAAATGGGTAATTTTTCCATCTCTTATAAATAGATTAATTTGTTTTAATTGTTATTGTACTGTGGCTTGGTCACGAATATTACTAACAGTTCCTTGAGCCTTTGTAATGTCTTTCTCTAATACATAAACTTTATTCTCTTTAACATCAAGTGTTCTGGTAATTACTGGCTCATTGCCATTTACTAATCTTGTTGCATTGCTTGTTGGAGGCAAAACAGGTGCAGCAGGTGCAGGAGTGCTAAAACCACCACCATTACCGCCTGCAACTTTTGGAACTTTTGTCGAAATAATTTTAGTAACATTCGCTAACCCCGATGCTATTATTCCTACTGCTGCAATCTTACCAAATATACCACCTTGAGCAAGTGCTTTAGAAGCCCCAACGTAAGTGTCTATGGTTGCTGATGCAACTGCAAGTGCTTTGCCCGCTTCTGTTTGTTGTCCTGCTAATTGCCCTAATCCAGTTAATGCACCAGAAACTGCCTCTGCATTTGACATCTTTTGGTTAAATTCTGCTAACTCTATTGCTTTTCTTGCATCTGATGCTTGTTTTGCGATTGCTATTGATTTAGCTTCATATTCTTGTTTTGTCATTAAAGCCTTACCTTCCTCATCGACTGCATTCTTTTTTAATTCAAGCATAGCTTGTTCTAATGCAAATACTTTTTCTACTTGTGCAATAGTTTCAACACCTTTTGCTTTTTCAATAGCAATCAAATCTTCCCCTAACTTAATTTGATTATCAAGTCTTTTTTGGTGGTCTTCTCTTTCAAATTTTGCTAAAAGTTCACTTTGCTCTTTTGCTGCATTTGTTCTTATCTGTTTTTTTAATTCTTCCGCTTGTTGAACAGAATATGTTTCCTCTTTTAATGCTTTATCAATCTCATGGAGTTGATGATTCATATTGCGTTTAATATTTGCAAGTTCTCTCTCCCTGCCACGCATGTTTTCAACCCGCAAATCTTTTATTTTTTCGCTATATGCTTCATGTTGTTCCTGTGCCTTTTTCGTAGCAGCAGCAGCATCTTCAGCAGCCTTCTTTTCCTTGTACCATTCATATATTAAAACACCTAATGAGGCAACTAATGCAATAATACCTGTGCTTTTAATTGCCTTTCCTAATGTATTAAATGATGTTGCAACTTGAGTTTTAATTACATTTGATAAAATGACAAATTGGTCTTTCATTCCAAGCAAACCATTTACACCAGTAGCCAACGCAATCGCACCTTGTGTTTGTTGAATTGCTTTTTCAACGTCTTTGTTTTTATCCCCGAATATCTGCATCGCACCTTGCAATGCCGAAAAACCATTTGCAACTCCACCCAATACACCTGCAAATGCTTGAAACTTTGCCTCTGGATTAAATGCTTTTACCGCTGCATTTGTGTCATCTATCCTATCTCTTAACTCGCCTGCACGTTGAGCAACATCACGAAACTTTTGACTTGCAGGGTCTAATGTGGCAAGTTCGTTTGTTAGTTGCCTTAATTCTTGCTTTACTGACTTAACACTTGCTGCACTATTGCCTGTATCAATAGTTGTTTTTAATATTATTTCTTCGGTCTGTGCCATTATTTTATTGGTTTTAATCTGTAATAAACTTCAACATTGATAGCACTATTGCCACCTGTCATTTCATCTTTTGATGTTATAAACACCGCATCTTCAAATTGAGCCACATTTTCTATAACTGTCCCTTTGTATCTCGTGTCAACTGCTGAACTTGTTAACACATCTGGCAACTCCGCAATGACTGTAGAATCATTCTCGTATTTTAACTGAATCTTTGTTGCATTGTAAGCACTTGGTGAAACGAGTGGGTCATATATAACCTGCCCATAGATATCCGTTACTTCCGTATAATAGCCATCAAATTTAGGAATGATGCAAACAGGAGTTGTATATATGCCTGACACATCGTATTGCGTGAATCCACTCGCTGCATAAAATGGATATTGGATATTGTTAATAACCTGCTCACCATAAACCCCTGCCGTATATCCAGAACAATTTAGCAAGTTTACATTCGATGCTGCAACCTGATTGTTTGCGCCTCCAAGAATGTTTATATATTCACCTGCATACGCATTGCCCTGACTATTTACAATCGCATTATCGGTTTCACTCCCCTGCACATTGCCATCCCCATAACTCATATTATTTGAGTTGCCATTGAAACCATTATCGCCTTTAGTTTGGTCATTGTAAAATACAGGGGAATCACCCACAAATTTACCTTCCTCATCTGTCCATATTTCACTACCACCATTCATTGTTTTAGCACCAATGTCTTGCCACTTACTATATGGCAGCAACTTGAAGAACTTGCATTGAACAGTATCATATCCTGCCACATTGTAATTAATCTCAATAAGCCTATAATAGCTTCGGTCAATTAAATACTTTTTGTCAAAGGTTAAATCCCTTACCTCAAATTCATTTAGCTTTAAACTCAATTCAATAACCTTGCTATCTGGGTCGGTTATCTCTTGTATGTTCTTTCGCCAATATTTATTAAATAAGTTGTTAGTTGTGTACCCACTTGCTGAATAGTAAACAATTTCGGGAACACCCCACGATAAATCAAATGTTGCATTGTTAGGGTTATCCAAATGTCCCGCATATTGGAAAACAGGAACGCTGCTTCCATTTACAGGAACTATTCCACTTCCTGACCTATCATCTAAGGTAACAACATTTGTAAAACCAGATTCCAAAACATTGGCATACAAAACCCTGCCCTTTGAAACCTTCTGTGTATAGGTGTTGTCTTTGTTTTTATATCTTACTTTGCTGAATATCCTATCGTGCCAACCTGGAGTATCACTCAATGGACTTGGCGCAAATGTTACCTTTATATCTTTGGTTTCTTTTATAAACTGATTAGATATATCAAATTTCCTAAATCCATAACTGTATGGGGAAAGTTGATTATACTTCTGATTGTACTCATCATCATCTTTGTCATACTGGTATATATAAGTTTTATATTTTGCAAGTTCAAGCGGAGTAATTTTAATCTCTTTGCTTACATCAACCTTGTTAGTAATATCAACAACTGTGTCGGTATAATAGTCATCTCTCGGCTCAATCTTAATCTTGTTTGGAACATTTGGGTCAGGCTCAAAATAAAGATTAAACATGTTCTTCAAGTTGGTCATAAACTCAACTTGAGTCATATCTTGTGGCACAAAGTTTTTTAACTGAATGTTTGCCCCATCGTATTTCTGTGCGCTTGGCACATTGTAAAACTGAATCGGAACATTCGTTGTATTAAACCTCCACTCTAACGTGCCTAATCCACCTCTGTATGTATTTATCGGGGTATCAATTTCAAGGTAAACTACATCTGTTGTTTTTAAGAAAACAGGGGTTGTCATCTCGATTGAGATTGCCCAATCAAAGAAATCGCCCCCAAATAATGGGTCACCTCTGAATGTGGTTACAGTTGCTAACGTGGTATAGTTAGTGCCATCATATTTCCAAATGTTAACAGTTACAGGAAAGTTTCTTATATAATTACTTGCTGAATCGTTATACTTAATATAAATCTCGCCTGTCATTATAAACCTATAATAGCCATCTTCTGGTATTGCGAACAATCCAGTTGTGGTATCATAGCCTGTTCCTGTGGTCGGTTGCTTTGGTGCATTCGGTAACACAATCGTTCCTGCTGCCGTTGGAATAGTGGCATAGGAGTTATTGGTATCTCTTTTTGCTAAGAATGTCCTATCATTTATTTGGGTTGCGGTTAAATATTGGGCAGGGTTATCGCCACACCATAACACCAAGTTCTTAAATAGGTTGCTATTGAAGAACGTGGAGTCATAAGTATATCCGTAGGTTTCAAATATTTTATCGACTAAGGTCTTTAAATAAACCGCAGGGCTCATTTGGTCAATGAAATACTGCGACTCAAATCTTGCCAATCCTGTATCGATTATTGGGTATATATATCCATCAGCGGATGTGTGTGCGGTTGTGTCAACGTTTGCAACAGTCAATGAATGGTCATAGGCTGACAAGTCAAGTTCCCTCAACTTCTTCTCACCCATATCTTTGAACAAGTTGGCAACCTCACCGAATAGCACTATCTCATAATCGACTGCACCATCAGGTCGCTTGACAATATTTGTCAACTGAATGAAACCTTTAATCTGCACCAACCCATTGCGATAAAGGATAGCACTTGTTTTTAGTGCCACATTAAAGTCAGGGTTGTATTGCGTTTCAGTTGTGTTTATTGTATATCTTGACAAATCAAATATGAACGAAAACACCTTATTGTTATTTGATGTTCCAGGCACTTTGATTGTGCGAGTATAGTCTGACCGCCTTTGCTCTGGGTCAACTATATCCGTAATGCTCTTTGTCAGGTCAATAGTTTCTGACTCGTATAGGTCTATCTTATACGATGTGTTGCCTTGATATACTAATAATTCATTTATCATAATGACTGCCTGTATCTGTTATAAGAGTATTGCATATTGCAGGTAATCTTGTGTAACTGCCTGCCAGAGTTTAAGTAGGTTTGATTTTGATATCCTGTTTCGGTTACTTGCACTGCAATGAAATCAGTCGCACTTCTTTCTAACCAAATCAAAGGACTTTCAAATAAACCTTGCATCCATTCCGATTGTGCATCGGTTATCCAATCAGAGTTCAATAATACGTTATCGGTTATCTCGGTGTTGTAGTTTACCTTCAATCTGTCCGCATCTATGTAACCAAGTGGCAGCATTTTTCTGTATTGTGTTCTGTTAACCTCAATGCTCTTTTGATTTACTGCGGTGAAGTTATATGCCTCCCAACCTCCATACTGATTTAGCCAATGCAATCTATATGTTCCATATTTTGTGCAGGCAGGAACTATATCGATTCTGTATGTTTCAAGTAAAGTTTCGGTCATTGATATTATGTTCATAAACTCAACATCATAGTATGCAGTATTTGCATTCAAACTGAATCCACTTATCTTTTCTGCATTTACATTATAAACATAGGTTGTTCCCGATTGACTTATTCCTTCAGTTGTGGTAACAAGCAAAGAGCCTGCATTATCATATTGCTTCACTCTTATATGGCTCAACCTTCTGCTTGCGGTCAAAGTAGTTGTTACATTCGATGTTCCGTTATTTGATAACACAATAATGTTTGAGCCTAACCCTGCATTGTATTCCACATTAACAATGGTTGTGTTTGCAGGTATGCCTGTTCCTGTGATGCCCAATCCTGGCGATAACGTTGGTGGCATTATGGTTGCATATTCGCCAGTCAACAAAACATTCGGACTTCCATTGCTGACTATTCCTTCAATCTTCGTTACAGGGTCAAAGTAGGTAATTGTCTTGTATTGCCCTGCATACTTATAATTTGGGATGCTTTCTTGCAAGGTAAACCCAGATGCAATGTTCATCTTTGAAAATTCAAACTTACCAAACTCCTCAAAATCAAACACGGCATTGTAGGCAAACTTATCATTGCTCTTTGTTAGGTCAGGATAGATAATCAATGTTCCTGATGCGTTGTTATATGCCTCACCAAACTGCACATAATATGGGCATCTGCTACCAGTATTGGCGGATAATAATGTACTCGATGCGTTCAGAAAGTCTGCCGATAAGTAATTCCTAACCACAGGTGAAACATCAACTTTTAATGAAGTCGATGCGGGTTGCTTTGGGTATAGTTGCCTATTTACCCTCACTCCACCCACATAAACATCAATGACAAAGTTGAAGTTCGTTTGTGCGGTCTGTGTACTTGTTACATCAAATACAAGTTGGTTATAGCCTGCCCCATGTTCGGCAGGTTCGCTATTTACTGTTATACTCATTTGCTGCTCGTTTAATACTTACTTTAATTGTTGCCCCTAATCCTTTGGCAACCTCATTCACTAATTGGTCAACCCTCTTTTTATTAGTGGCTTCTCTAACAAAGTTTACAGGCTTTATACCTCCAATCTTTGTGGCTACTGCCATTGCCTTTGCCTCCTGCTCGATTGCACTTGCCTGTTTCTTTTTGTTCTTACTGGTTAGCTTCTTGCCACTCATACTTTTGCTACCTGTCTTGGCAATGTATTTTTTAAAGCTATCAACCATATTCTTGCCTGCACCTATTGTTTTGAACTTATACGGAGAGTTGCCTGCCTTGTTTTTCTTCACACCCCTAACACCTTTGTCCACGAACTTCCAGTAATAGCCATCTTTACCTGCAACTATATTAATGCTAACTTTTGAGCCTCCAACTTTTGCAGGCATAGGTGCTATATTTGCAACCAATGCACCTCTCGTTCCTGTGCGTGTATTTTTTATAATCTTATCACGCATCAAATCAATACCACCATTGCACCACCTCAATACAATATCGGTCAGGGTATTGCCCTGTGCCGTTGCAAAGTCATCTGTGCTTTGTCCGTATTTACTGCCTATCTGTTCTGCGGTTGTCATTGTCTGATTTATCTTTATAGAATGAAGCGGTATTCAAAAACTCCGTTACATTCATATCGAAGTAAAAATCCCACTTAGTTCTGTCATTGTTTGCCATGTCATTTATCGTTGCAATCCAACCATATCTTTGATAGAACTCATTTGCTTCTCCGCCTCCGCCCCCAAATAGGTTAGCATATTGGTTACTAATGCCTCGTAGTACTTGCAAAAAAAAAGCATGATTGGGTATGCGGTGCTAATTTTCATTTGATTGTAGAATAAGTCTGCAATCTCTTTATGCTTATCACCATTGTACTTTTTCTCCTTGCCCCACCAAGTTCTTTCCACTACCAATGCAGCCAGAATGTTATGGATGTTATGAATTATTTTATCCTGCTCTTTGCAAAAATGCGTTGCATCAATGTATTGGGCAGCGGTCAAATCTTGCTGCCTCCACTTTACAATAAACCTCTTGCCGCCCAGTTTGAACTTTAACTTTATTTTTTGGTCAGGTTGCATAGCCTCAATCTGGTCAAGTCCTTTTAACCTTGCTAACAAATCGCCAATCGGCAATGATTCAACTTCATCCACATCCTTGCCCTCGATTTCAGCCAACATCTTGACCTTCCTCATGATAGGGTCAGTTTCCAAGTCGGCAATGGTTTTGCATCTTAGGAATTGCTTAATAGTCAGTTCGGAGTAATTCTTCATCTTTAATAAATAGAATTTAAGGGTTAAATTGTTATGGTCGAATACTTGCCAGATGGTCGGTTGTTTAGCTTATTCAGTCCTACATATCGCAGACTATCAATAGCGTGATTCATATAGTCAATGGGTTTGCCGGTATATGTTCCTGTATTGTCCTTATCCCATGTGTAGGCTCGTAGTTCTTTGATTAAGTTGGTACTTCGTTTGGTTACCATTAACTTATATCGCTTCAATATATCAATGCCTATCTTGATTGAGTCAGGACCTTTGATTGCAGGATGCACATTGAAACCTTGCAGCCTTAGTTCCTCAATCGACTTTGGCTCTGCACTATCGCAAACTAATTCTTTGCGTTCAAAGTTTATGGATTTGAGAAAATTGCCTATATCATTATTGGTCATGTTTGTTCGGTATAGCACCTCATCAATCCATATCTTGCCATCTTGTTTATAGACTGCCACCAATGTGGTAGGGTCATTTGTAAACCCGAAGTCCATTCCGTGTGCTATCAGTTGTGCCTCATTCGGTATTGAATCTACCTGTTCCCAATCTTCAAACACTACACCTTGCAGGCTGCCTATCTCACCTAACCCATAAACCTTCCACCAATTTGCCCAATAGGTTGATGTGGCTGCTTTCTTTTCTGCTGCCTCAATATCCGCTACAATAGTTGCCGGCAATGCCTCATTGTCTTTATAAGTCAATACAATAAGTTCAGCATCGGATTCTTTCAATACTTCAGTATGCGCCCAGAACTCATGCGTTGGGTTAAAGTCAATCCATATTTCACCACTTGTCCTGATGGCTAACTGATAGTAAGATTCAAAGTCGATATTATTTGCTTCATTGATATATAACATATTGCGCCTTGCACCTCGCAATTTGCTTTCCTGTTCGGCACTAAAAAACTCAATGTAGCTGCCATTGGCAAAACTATAAGTTAACAATGACCGATTCCAGTTGTTCTCAAAGTATCGGCCTGTTTGTTCCATGATTTTTAGAAAGTCCTTCATTGCGCCCCTGCGAAGGTGAGGGATAGTTTCAGACACAACCGATATTTCTAATCTCGGTGTCTTTGCTGCCCTGTCAATTAATATGGGCAGAATCCCGAATGTCTTTCCTGCCGATGTTCCGCCTTGTACTATTTTCTTTCGGGCCTTGAGTTGAAGTAGTTTGTTTATTGCAGTTGTGCGCCTAAACATTGTCCGGGAATAGTGGTTGCTCTTTTACAACCATTTCACTTTTATCGGTAAGTCCATTTAGCCTTTGAGTTATGCTCGGATTGTACTGACCAACCATGCCTCCTGTTATTTGGTCTTCCCTGATGGTTTTCCTTATGTGCGAACAGATAGCTACAAAATCACTATACCTATTATCTAAATTTGCAAAATAATGGCTTAAATCGCTTATAATTTTGTTCCTAAAACAATATAGTTCAAAACCCTCCATTGTTAATGGTGGCTCAAGTAACTCATAGTCTTTTTTTCCATCCTTGCCTACAAAGACCATTTTCTTGCGTGGTTTACTTTTGGTTTCTTTAACGTATGCTTCAAAGTATTCCCACATTTTTTCGGGTGATTCTATGTATTTATGTATTCCCATTTTTCCTCCTCCAGATTCTGTTGTGTACTATGTTAAAATAATATTCAAAGTTCGGGTTTTCTGTGAATGGTGGCAAATACTCATCGACTGCTCGGCTAACAGGCTCAATGCCTTTAAAGAATCCGAATGGCATATTGAACTTATCAGCGCAGTCATCAATGACTAACCACTTCTTTGCCAAATGTGCATAGGCTTGTAAGTCTGAAGTGATTACATCGTAAGTATGGCCTCCGTCAATATAGACAATATCAAATTTATCTTTCTGAATAAAGTCTATAATTGCAGGCTCGGTACTTAAACCTTTAACAATAACAGGTTGTTCAAGTTCAAACATCGTATGCAGGAATTTAATGTCATTCTCATAGTCTGACTGCCAATGCCCATCCGTGTCATCCAATGGTGTAACTCCTACAATGTTAACTTGTTTGCCTTTTTGATTTGCCAGTTCACGAATCAATGCAAGTGTCTGACCTCTGAATACCCCTATTTCTAAGAATGAGAATTTTTTGGGCATCGTGTCAATGATGAGATTCCACATTTGATAAAATGCACGTTCACCGAAGCCGAATGCGTTTTGCTCTACAAAATCCCTCAAGTCTTTTAATCTTGGGTTTGCATTTACGGCAGCATTAAATTGTTCAACTATTTGTTGATTCCATTCTTGCGTGTCTTGATATGTTTGTTTTATCTTATCCATTCCATATTTGCTTTGCCGTTCCCATGTATAAATATAGGCATATTTCCATAATTTGTTAGGAATGTGCCATCTATAAATGAGTAGTCATTGTCTGTTAATCCACATAAAGTTTGAAATGCTAACCGCTTGGTATCAATAGCAAGGTTGTTATCCAATACTTTTTTGGTTAGCCACCTCTGGTCATCATCAGTTTCCTGTGGTGGGTCTGACTGATACATATTGCAAAATAGTTCTTTGGTCATGTAATACGTTCCAGAGTTTACAAATCTATACTTGTCAATGTTTGGGTTTATTTTTTCGTATGCCTCATATCTTTCCAACATTGCTACATCAGGCCAACAATTTACCTCCGAAGATATTAAGGCAGGTTTGCCATTTACTATTTCAATCAACTGCTCTGGTGTTCCTTTAACCACAACATCGTAAGCATCAGCAAATACAAAGTCGTGTATATCTGTGGTTGTTAGGTATTCATATAGCTTTACAAGTTTAGTTCCAAACCCCCTCCATGATGTTCTTATAGGTGTATATTCCCATCCAAACTTATTGGCAGATTCTTCTAACATCTTTGCCCTATTATAGTCATCGCATACTGTTATGAGTTTCATATTGCCACAAAAGGGTTAAGCCTGCCCATTAATATATCATCCTTTAATCGGTTAAACTCTGCCATATCATTTCCTGCAAGTCTTTCCTTTTCTTTTTGATATGGATTCTCGCCTGTGTCGATATGGTCAATCTCAATATGTGGCAAGAAGCTATTGCGGAATCCCGATACTTTGCACCTAACCGCAGCAAGTGTGTCATCAAATCCATAAATGCCCGGTTGCATCATTCCACCAATCTTATCAATTAATCGATAGTTATACATTTGGCAAGTGCCTATAACGTGAGCCACATCTTCAACTATTATCCATCGTTGACCTTTGTAGTGTGGAAGCATCCGCAGTTCTGACTTATACATATCATTTCGGAATGGGTTTTCCATTAGGTCTTTTCTTTTCAATCCAAGTATGCCGATTAATGGGTCTCGTTCAATAGCCTCCTCCATTTCATCAACCCAGTTGATATAGTTAATGTCAACATCGTTGTCCATCTTTATCAGATGTTGTTTTGGCTCTTTCTTTGCCCATGCCTGATTGATTGCCTTTGCAGTGCCTACATTCTCGTTGTTGGTTATAACCTCAAATGGGCAAGCCTTTAGCAATTCTTTGGTTTCCTCGCATGAAGCATTGTCCACAATTATAATTCTGTGGTCGGTAACTGTATGCTCTAAGCATTGCAGAGTTACTTGAGTATATTTACTTCTTTGATTTTCTTCGGTGTCGAACACCGCCATTGCTATCAGGCTCATTTTGAATTGGGTTTATTGGGTTTTCTGCTTCATATTTATTTAGGAATCGCAACATATTCTTAAGGGTTTCCAAGTTGCAACCCGGACAAGTGCCGGGCCTTATGCCTGTGATTTCAAGTATCAACTCCCTTAATCTCAATAGCTGCTCTGTCTTGCCTATCCATTCGGAGTTAGATTCAAATATCTGTAATAACTCTTTAAGCGTATGCCTATGTCCTGTGTCGGCGCATAGGTCTGCATATATGTCTTTATAGGTTCTCATATCTTAAATAAGAATCGTTTTGCTACCATACCCAAATAAACTGCATACCCACCATAACTCAATATGGTGATAAGGTCTTTTAGTTCTGGCAAATAAATTAAACAGGCCATTGCAATAACTGATGCCCAGAATGATAAGCAAGTGGCACAATTAAATGGTTTAAAATCCAACCAATCAGGAATGGATGTTAACGACATAAACACCACAACCAGTAGTGATATGCCAATCATAAGTGTTAATTCAAACATTGTTTATAAATATTAAATCGGGTTTCTGCGATGTGTTTAATCTCATAAGGTTGTACTGACTCATATAACTTCTCGGCAAGGTCTGCAATCATGTTTGGGTTTTTTACCAACTTAGTCATTTGCTTATACCAATCATTCTTGTGGTTTACCTGCAAACAATTATCAGCTATTATCTCACTATAAGGCCACACATTTGAAACAATTGCTGCCTTCTTTTTAAAGCCTGCCTCCAACATCTTGAGGTTTGATTTCATATTGTTAAAGCGGTTGTTCCTTAATGGTATCAATGCCACATCAATAGCCTCATAGAATAAAGCATATTGGCTAACATCGCAAGCTGCATAGTAACTAAATTGCTCTGGCTTTGCTATACCTTTTGCAGTCAATATCCCTGCCATTGCCTGACTTGTCATATCCTGCGATTCAAACCCACCATAAACCACTTTAAAATTATCGTGATTCTTATACATACCGAGCAATGATTCAAACATTTCCAACACATCCTCAAAGTGAGTTACTGACCCTGACCAACCAAAACTGGTAACATCTTGTTGCCTGTTATGTATCTTGAATTGTTCTTCGTTTGTGTCTATGCCGTTTGGTATGATATAAACATTTTTCTGCCCAAGTTCTTTTTTTATAGCATCTGCAAGCAATGAGTGGGTAGTTGTTACTGCTAACGCACCTTTGGCAGCCGTTGCAATTTGCCCAGAATGATTCATCTTCTTTGCTGCCTGCCTCAAAACGTGCCATTCTGGTATGCGGTAGTCATCATCTAAGTCAAGTATATACGGAACGCCTGCTTGTTTTAGTTTTAAAATAACCCCTTCCTGATTGCCTGTCTTACTTATGAATCGGTTGGCTACCACCAAATCATGCTCTTGCAGGAAGTCAATCTCTGCCGTGTCGATTTCGTTTACCTGACTTATCTCAACTCCGTGATTCTTTCCCATATTGCCATGCGGAATCCACAACCTGTGATAGTCTACACCGCTTAATTTAGGATATTGAGTTATGATTAATACTTTCATTGGAGTTGTTTTATTTTTTCTTTAACCATTCGGAGTGCGGAATAACTTATGCCTGTGGCTCGTTGTACTTTCTTCATATCGCCTAACTGGTTATATAACAACACAACCCTATTCTCAAACTCGGATAAGTTTAACATAAACCTTTCTGCCTCACGGATAAGATTTTCTTTTTCCTGCTCACTTGTTTGGAAGGCTTTAACATCAATCTGTGGTTTATGAATGATACTGCCTAACTTTCCTCGCTTGCTGAATATATTAAATGCCACTCGGTAAAACCAAAAATTTAAGAACTTTAAATCAGGCAACCTATGCTCTGGCATTTCAAGAACTTCAACACATACCTCTTGGAATATATCCTCTGCATAGTTGGCATTAATTCTCTTGCAGATTTCTCTGAAATTTTTATCAGTTGTTACTCTGTGGATTATCTGCTCTCGGTTGTTCACCGATAACAAAATTAAAACCTTTTTCTATTAATCGAAAATAAATACTCCTTTGTTAATAAGTTTTTATGTGCCTTTTCGTGGCATGTTCTACACAATGCAATGAGGTTTACCGGTGCATCTTGTTCCTCTTTACGTTTGCTGCCAAACTTGGAACGTGGAATAATATGGTGAATATCGTTGGCAAGGGCATTACATACCTCACATCTGATGCGTGTTGATTCATCTGCACCTATTGAAGCAAGGTAGTTACGGATGTGCCGTTGCATAGTGTTGTTTAAGCAACTCATTGTAAGCCTCTGCCTCGACATCTTTCTGTTTATTGCCCATATTTAATTCTTTGATTTCAGATTTAATGCTTCGCACTTCTGATATTAATGATGTCTTGTTTAGTCGAGTGTTCAATTCAGCATCCAATCTTACCTGCACATATTCGCATACTTGCTGAAACCTCGCAGGAGTTAATTGAATCTTGCCTTGCTTGATTAACTCTTTGCAAACCACATTGCCAAAATCAACAATGCTACCAGTTCGTTTATAGTTATCATAGCAGGCTGCAATAGATTTCTCAATTATTGCCTGTTTTTCTTCGTTTGTAGGCTCGATTGTGGGTTTAGGTATATATACCTTAGCCTGCTTTGCAATAATTTGTTTATGCTCATTGTATTTGGTCAGGAAAAATACAAAGTTTGAGGTCGACAAACCACCCACAAAATCCCCATATTTTAACTTAACCCCATTCTGGAATGCCTCTGATACCTCTTTTAAGGTCATATTTGCGAAATCAGTCTTTACGCAATGGGCAAGGTTGCTCACCACAAAATCCAAATCCTCCTTTGTGGTTTTGAAGTTCATGAATTTATATGCCCATGATACGAGCAGAAGTAGTTGCGGTTTAATGTCTGCTATGGCAATATGCCTGACTGGGTTGGTGCGGACTATTTCGGTATTCATTTTAAATACTCATTCATTAATTGAGCAGTTGCAGCATTGATTGACTTAGTGCGGTCTTTTATTGGAAACAACCCTAACCAACAATTAAACGTGGATTGGTCGAGTATCTCGATTGCGTGTTCCATGTCCCCTGCACTTAAATCAATTAGTTTTTTCTTTGCCAGAGATTCGGCATAAGGTGTTAGTGGTTTCTTTAGCTTTTTACGCATAGCCACATATTCGTTCCATGCGGTTGTAAGTTCATTTTCCATAGGTTTCTTTATAGTATGATTCGGTTGTTAATTGTTCTATAACCCATTATCTTATATTTTGCCAAAACTATGTTTATCTTCTACTTTTGGCAAGTTATATTTTTTTTATTTGTTGTTCAGCAAGTTTATAATTATAGAATCTTGGTAGTGCCTGTCGCAATCAAGTTGCCCGATGAGGCTACTTTGTGCCTGATTTATTCCATATTGATATGCAAGTATAACACTTAGCACCAATATAACAATAGGGTAAATGGTTTCTTTTAGTTGTTTCATTTCAGTTTTGTTTAAGCCTGCCGAGCCGAAACCCGACAGGCATTGGTTTTACTTTCTTTTCAAAATGTACTTAGCTACTTCAACTTCCTTGCCGTAGCGTGTCTTAACTTTGACCAACTTAGTCGCTATCTCATAGCCTGCTCTACGGAGGTCTGCAATTCTCGCTGAACATTTCCAACTGCCGTAGCGTTCAATGGCTTGCAAGTTGGTGATGCTTCCGTGTCTTTGTAAGTGTTTCAACACATCAGATGTGAAACTGGGTTTTGATTTTTTTGCGGTTTTCATTTTTTGTAAAGGTTAAATTTGTTTAAAAAAAAGGAGATGTCTTTGTATTGTTGGTCATGCTTGGGCATACTGGTTATGTAGTCAGTTGCATGAAGAACAGTTGAATGGTCTCTGCCTCCGAAATGCTCACCGATTTGTTTTAGAGAATACGATGTGCATACCCTGATTATATACATTGCCATTTGCCTTGCCATAACAAACTCACGTTTCCGGGATGGCGATTTCATATCTGCAACCGTAACTCCGTAATGGTTAGCGACTGCGCTCACAATATGGTTTCGCTTTACTTCATCATTGGCATTGATAATCATATCAGATTGAGCCATGACTTGATATAAATAATTCATATTAGAATGGGGCTTTTGTTTGGGTTGCATCTGGTTTGTATTGCTTTCCATTGCCAACAAACTTACTTTCTTTGGTGTCTTTGTTGTAAACCTTAACCGCAATGTCATTGCCATATTGGTCTGCCTTGTCATTAATCCATAGGTCAAGGTTAATGTAAACCTTTCCATTCTTAGCAGTTGTAACGGATGGATGCTTCTGTGTAATTAGTTCCTGTACATCGGTCAGGCAAATACTGATTCTGTGTTTCATTTTTTTTAGGGGTTTATGAGTATCTTAAATTGATTTTTTCACGTCTGCGATAGTTGTATATTTCTTCGATTAAAGAAACATATTGATTTACATCATTGCATATCTGCAAAGCAGTAGGCTGAAGTTTTAACTTTTGTATAAATTCAGTAAATTCAAACTGCTCTTTTTTCAAAAGTTTTACCATTGCATATACAAACCATCTCATTTTATAATGAGGGAAATATGTTCCGCAAATATGCAGTTTATCCATGATAATTTCTGCTTCTTGCAAGTTTTTAATCTTAAATTGACCTGATGCAAATGTTTTTATCATATCGCCATTATCATTCCCAGATAACAAATACATAGCAATTTGGATATTTAAATCATGCTTATCTGCGAACTTTTTGAAATTAATATATTCAGTATAACCTAACTTACAATAGCCATCTAAATAATCTGAAGAAGTCCAATTCTTTGAATTTTGGTTTAATATATGCACCTCATTCAATCCATAACCTTTGCAGATAATATAATTCAATGGCAGTTTTAGTTCCTGTATGAACTCAAATCTGTGTTGCCCATCAATTATCTCATACTTTTCATTCACGATTATAACCGTAAATAAATAGTTTTCAGACATTGATTTCTTTAGTCGATTAATGTGTAGCAGGTTTTTGTTTCTGTTACCATCAATAGGCCTAAATAGGAAATAATCGGTTGTTGTGTGAACTTGGTTACTGTGCTTCACCATTGGTTCGGTTTGATAGTTTATCATAAATTATTAATCAGGGTTGTTTTAAATTGGTTTGCAATGTTAATCTTATGCAGCATAGTTAAGATATAGCGGTCATCTTTGTTTACTTCGATAATCTTAATCTGATGCGCCTCATTATAGAAGCGGTCATCAAAACTTACAAAGTAACACATATCACGTTGACTCAATACCATGTTTAACTGCATCTGTGCATAGTAGTCAGGCATCTGGTCTGCAATATCGGATTGGGTTTTAAGCATCATATACTTCAAATGGGTATGCGGTGCAGGGCATTTAATCTCTGCAATGGCATCAGGCAATATAATGTCTGGAGTTCCGCAGTACACTTCATTGTCATCCGAGAATATAACCCATGCACTTATTCCATTATGAATAAAATCTGAATCCGTTAATTCATAACCCATTATTTTTGCGAATGCTATTGCTGCCTGTGGTTCGGTTTCGTTTCCGTGCTGCATTGCTGCCGAGTAATAGTCAGGCTCTGGCAATGCAAGTTGTGTAGCAATACGATGCAGCACATAAGTCTTTGCACCTTTGCTTAACTGCTCACCCATTTCTTGCTCTTTTTTTGTTGGGTCGGTCATTAATTTTTCAATATCTGAAGATGTAAACTTTCCATATCGATATTGTAACCATTCTTCTTTAGTTCCAAAAACAAACATTTTCATTTCTTGCCCTCCAATCTTTTCTTAGCAATGCCAAATTCAACTTTAAATCTGTTATTAGTGTGCATCTCTGGGTATGATTCCCAAAGTATTTTAAGTTCATCAACATTCTTGCACAATCCTATCTGACTGCTCACCTCGTTTATGGTTTCCTGTGTGGTATATTCCGGCTCATAGGCTTCCTCAAACTTCCTATTGAGGTTTGCGCCATACTTAATACCGATTTTCTTTGCTGCATTCTTAATCGCTTCGGCATAGGCTTTCGGTGCGTTCATTTGCAAAGCATTCTTTTTCTTTGTTTCGTTAAAGTTAGCAAGGTTTGCACCCGAGTCTTGCATGATTTGCACCGCACCCAAGCCATCATAGTTCATCCATTGCATGATTATTGGGTTAAATACTTTGATACGAGCGGATACGATGTACTCATTCAACTCCCTGCGTTCAGATAATATCTCGTATTGAACTAATCCAGCAAAGTCTTGCCTTAGTTGGTTTTCAATTATCCCAATAGGGATGTAATTTGCTTTGCCATCTGGTGTCTTTTGCAGCCATTCTGCTTTAGGCTCTGTGTTTAGTTTGGTAGTTAGCTTCTCAATCTCGATGAGTGCTTCCTGTTTTGTTGTTGTAAGTTCCATTGTTTATCAGTTTAAGGTAAATTGTTTCTGCTGCTTTGAAATTATCTCGCATAATCACTTCATCATATCCATCTTGTGTTATCACTACACAATGAGTTGATGTGCGAGGTTTGTGTTTTATGGTTATTCTGGGTGGGCCGATATGGATGCAGAGTGCAGGCCATGTTTCGTAGTCTTTCATATTGCAAATATAATAATATTATTTAAAATGGCAAATATTCTTGATTCCGTGTGTGATTATTAGCATAATTCCTACATTAGTAGCGTGTATGCAGTAGTTATGTTCAATTTAATTTTAAAAAAGTCCTTCGCACTTTTAAAATAATTTTGGTTGAGATAGTCTAATATTAAGTCGTTTCTCAGCAAGTTTAATATAATCTATATTTAATTCGCTTCCAATAAAATTCCTTTTGTATTCTATACAAGCTAAAGCAGTTGTTCCACTTCCCATATATGGGTCATACACTAAGTCGCCTTCTTGTGTTGTTGCCATAATGCAATTTGATGCTAACAAAATTGGGAATGGAGCAGGATGTTCATTAAATGTGTCAGGCGACATATCCCAAATATTCTTTTTGTAAAATGCGTTATCTCTATAAAAATTAGGTTTAGCATCATTTGTTTTTTTAATCCAAAATATGTATTCGTTTATAGGGTAAAAATAACTCATATCTAATTTTGGAGTGTTTTTTCTGTTCCATATAATTATTTGTTTCATCGGGAAATCGTGAACATATTTAGGATGGATTGTTGTGTGCAAATGCAAAATATCAATATGATTGTAAAATATACTACCTGTTGGCTTAATTACTCTTATACATTCGGTTAAAACCTCTCTCTGTTGCCTTTCGTATTCTTCGGGATGTAAGTTATCATTAAAATCACCATAAGTTATTTTTCGTGATTTAGTTTTAAATCCATTATTTACATTTTGGTTCATGCTCCAATATGATTTATTGTATGGCGGAGAAGTTACAATGCAATCAATAAAATTGTCTGGCATCTTTTTGAGAGTGTCTAAACATTTTTCGTTATATATTTTATTTATTTCCATCGCTTTTTTCTTTTTGTTTTTCTGTTCGTGCTTCGATTAAATTTTATCGTTTCTAATCCGCTACTTCTTATAGCACCATCCATTATATTTCAGTTATCTCACCACCATCTTCCATGTATTGCCTGATAATATCCTCATATTGTCGCATATCTAACTCATCGAATGGGATGCTGCCAGAATATTGGATATGCAATCCACTTGGCTCAAATCTGTCCTCAATCCAGTTAATCGGGTTGGTATAGTAGTAATCTTCAACCCTCCATACAGGAATCATGCAGGTCTGCAAATCGCCTCCGTTAACGCAGTATTCAACTTCAATTAAGGCCTTGTCGGTGTGTGTGTCAATTATGTCTATCATAGTTTTTTCAATTTTAAAAGTTCTGTTTCCCAGTCTTCAACCCAGTGCATCATATTTGTGTTATCAAACACCGCAATAAGTCTCTCTAATGCTTTGATGCGATACCAAGTCGGCAGTTCCTTATCGTATTTGGCAGTCGCACCCAGAAACCCAACGATGTTATAAAGTTCCTGCGTTTGCTCAATGTTCTTATTGAGTGGCTTGCCATCAATAGCTTGAAGTTGGAAGTCGGCAGCATAGGCATATTCATCTGCAAGAATCTGTTTTGCCTCGACTAAGGTGTTTGCCCCTATGTCAATCGGAGTTTGTCCGTAATGTGCGAAGGAATATACTTTCATAATGCACCCCTCCCTTTATTAAATTCATCTTTGTCATCTATATCAAACAAACCTTTGATTGCAGATATGCAGATAAACACATATCCAATGACTAAGGCTAACAACATAACGCTATCCATAGCATCAAGTTTGGCCATAAACTCGCTGATTTGTTTCATAACTTTATCCCTTCCGATTTTAGTTTTTCAAGGATAGCCATCTCAACAAGGTCGCTCAAGGTTATTACACCTTCAGAGGCAAGTCGCTGACTGTTTAATTTAAGTTGCAATTTTTGCAGGGCATCCGGCATTCTCTTATCCAGATGAAAGGTTTGGTTTTTGCGGTTACTCATTTTGTTATAATGGTTATAATTGTTTCCAAGTTACTTGCTACATAGATTGCTGCCCACCATAGGAAAGCGCTAAATGAGTAGCTGATAAGTTTTTTAAGAGTTTTCATAATTATTTAAATTAATTGAATACCTAAGATTTCCTTAAAAGACATTGTTTCACCATCCTCATCATCAATCCATCCATCTTTTTGCCTATCTTTTTTGCATAATCTTTTAAAGGCATCTCTAAAATCTTTTGCTTTAATTTTAAAGCATCCAGTACCAAATTCAGTTGGTGTCCAGATTGTAAATTGTTTAAGAGTTTTCATATTGTTTTGTGCAGTGTAGGATGCTGCGCCCCTTTGGTTGTTAAATTAATTTCTTCAATTGCTCGTTAATTTTATGCAATTCCAATTCCTCGCCTTCGATAGAGAATAGCATTCTTCGTTGAGTTTCTGCGTTTGCTTTTGGATTGTTCAGAATTTCAGTATAGAATTCTATCTGTTCTATACAATTGCTAATCTTGCCTTTCAAGATATAGATTTCGTGATTTTTCTGTTCTTCAGCAGTTACTTTTCTTCTTAAAGTTTGAGGAGCAATGTTTTTCATAATCTTTGTTTTGTTTTGATGAAGCAAAGATATATTTAGTTATTCAAAAAACAATAGACCTATTGTAAGACAAGGCAAGAAATATGTAACTGCTTGATAATCAGCTACAATAATTTTATTTTTTTGTTAGGTAAAAGCCTAATAACAGGCCCAAAATGAAGATAATCAGCAGAGGGAATCTATACTCTTTGGCAAGTTCCCAGAACGAAGGCCGTTTATTTTGCACAGGAACGCTTATCTCCTTTGAAATGTATATTGTATCGCCCTCACATTCTCCGCTTATATATACGCTATCTCTGACCTTTTTGTAAACTATCTTCAACTTGTCCTTAACTATGGTTACAGAGTCCACAGATTCGTGGAAAATAGTGTCGGTTCTGACTGTTTCGGTTCTAATCGTATCATGCACCATCACTTTAACTGTATCTGCGCTGCAATATTTCTTCTGCATCTTTGCACGATAGCCGGCACATGATGTAATTACAAAGAATACCCACACTATTGCGGATATAATTACAAAGTCTTTAATTTTTCTTGCCATATACTTTTATTCTTATTTCTTTTCTTACTTGTTTCAACTGCCATTCAAGGTCTTTCTTCAGTTCCATCAACTGCTCAATCGTTAACTCTTTTAATTCCATTGTGCAAATTTAAGCATATCTTGCGGTAATATATATATCAAGTTTTGGACAATAACTTTTTCTTATCCTGCCAGAAACTAAATCCCTAATCTTGCACAACCCTGCCTTAGTTCCTGCAAATAATTCTACTGCTGCCCTTTTTTGGCTCGGATATGTGGCAATTAGTTCTTTTCTTTCAATGTCATATATCTTGACTGGTGTTTCTTTTATTTCTATCATATTTTTAAATTAATTAATCTGTACAAAATCCTGCCTGACATCCACTACCTGTGCCAAAGAAAAAGTCCTGCTGAAGACCTATTTTTTTTATTTGTTCGTAACTAATATACTCTTTCCAAGTTCCTTTTCCAATTTTTTCTTTATCAGAAAACCATTGTAGTTTTTGAGTATTATCATCCCAATTCTTTCTTAATTGTTGATTTGGTTTATGAAAACATCCAACACAATTAGAATCTTTTGGGAATATAATACCTGAGCTTTCTGCCCATTTGTAAACCCTGTAATGTCCTATTTTATTATCTATTAAAGGAAACCATCCTTCTCGCCACTCTATTTCTTCCCATTTATTTCTTGTTCCTCTTTTTCCTGTTATTCCCTTGAAAATAGTACTAAATCTATCTGCTCTTTCTTTTTCATCATATCTATAACCAATTCCCATCTTAACCTTTTCTCCAATGTTCTTATACCACCAATCCCAAATGGGTCTAATTTTCATTTCTGTTGTGCAAAATCTGCGTAGTTTAGATGGAAGCCATCCACCATTATTTTTTATTACATTATCAAATGACTTACCTGTAACCCAAATAATTTCTTTGCCTAATAACTGCTCTAAATCTAACATCGCAATTAAAGTAGAATCATCCTCTGCGGTGGCTATAAATTCTTTTCCTATTTTATCGCTTACTTTCTGAACAAGTCTTTTATCTTTTGGTTGGCAATTAATATCATCAATCGTTACTAATGCGAAAATATTATAATCGGCAGGATAATGAACCGCCATAAATGAAGATGTTTTTCCTCCTGATAATGAATGTATTGTTTTCATATTTTTACTATTTGGTATTATACTGATTAGTATCAAACTTTTTGTTTTATCTTCATAACAACTCCTTTATGCAGGAAGGGGAGGTTATCCTTACTACATTTGAAATATAACCTTTTAAAGAAAACAGGTCATAAATCTATACAAAAAGAATAAACACTACCACGTTGTTAAATGGTCGTTATGCAGCGAACTTTATGTTTGTTAATCAACTCCCTTCCTGCCCACGTTGTTAGTTTAAACAGAGCGTGGTTTTACTTTTACAAACACAGTTTATTCTTTTCAGTTGTTTTTGTTTGCAGGTTGTGTTTTCTTACCCTGACAGGAAGTACAATTCATACAACTCCCCCATGTATGTCTTGTTGTTATGCAGCTATAAAAAGGAAAAGCCTGCTTCATAGCGGGAAGACAGGCTTTATATAGAAAATCCTTAAACAGAAAGGTCTTATAAAAGTGTTACCCGCTATGTAACAACAATGCAAATATCTACTTATTTTTTGAATAAACAAATAAAAGTTATAAACAAAAAAAGAGGCCGACATTGCTGCCGACCCCACAAAACTGATAATATGAAAGAAACTTACTGCACAAATGTAATCAATCTTTGTTAGGTAGTTACTCAAACTTATTAACAATATTAATATATTTTGCCTTCAATAATTGTTTTTTGCGTTACCTTGTAATCTCCCTGCTTATCTATTTGCAGATGGATAAAACCATGCGACCAGTTGTTATGTGCGCCCATATATGCAGGAAACAAATCACAAAGGCATCCACTCGAATAACAGGAATATGGTTGCTCTCCAAAGTTCTTACCCATGTCTTTAGTTTCCCGATGAAAGTGGTTAATGATTGCAGACTTATTTAGCTTTAACCTTGCTGACCTTGCAGGGTTTACTCCTCCAGATGACAACCCGATTTCGTGGCCGTGAAATATAGCCATGTGCTTGCCTGCATAAATAACCTGTTTATCGTAAACGAGATGAATATTTAAACTAACCAACTGCAATAAATCTTCCAACTTTGTGCCTTCAATATCCATCAACTCTGGTGCTTTCTGCATAATCCACTTTTCGTAGCGGATGTCGTGGTTTCCAAGTTTGTAAACTATGTGTTTATTAGGAAACATTGCCCTCAATCCTTTTAGAAATGTTCTTGCAGTGTCTAATTCATAACTTACACTTCGCTTCCTTAAGTCCTTTTCGTGTCGACTAATCAAAGAAAAGTCTATTAAATCGCCATTTATTATAATTGTGTCTACATCATTTTCCAATCCATATTCCAATGCAGCAAATAATGCCGTGTCATCGTGGTATGGGATATGAATATCTCCAATGATGAGAATGTTCTTGCTTGCAGTTGGCAAATGGTATGGCTCTTTCTTTTCGGTTTCACCTTTGGGCAAATCTTTCTTTAGCTTGTCAAGTTCTGCCCGAAAGTCTTTGTGCAACACCTCTCTGCTTCTGTCACCAAGTGAGCCTTTTAAAACTCTGATTTGAGTTCTTGCCTGCTCGACTGATAAATAAAACTTTGGGTACTTTTTAACAAATGCTTTGGCAAGGGTTAAATGTGGAGTGTTAGGAAACTTTAATACCATTTCCTTTAGTGCGGTAATGTGAGGTTGTTCAATCCTCTTCCGTTGCGTTGGCTTCATATATATTTTTAAGGTGGTTGTAGCATAGTTCAATGGCCATTCGCCTTATCTCAATGACCCTATCTCTTTCCTTCTTGCTCATCATAGCAGTATCAATGGAATCAACCATTGCAAATGCGTTATAGGCTGCACCTATTATTTCA